AGATATTCAATTTCATACCATATCCGCTACAAACTCACACCGGGCAGCGACTATTGCGCTATTTCGGGCGCAGACCTCAAAAAATTCAAAACCGACAATCCGTCTGTTTCGGGTAAATCCAATTCTATGTACGCAGTCACAACACGCGGATTCTTCAAGCTTTCTAAGGTTTTAGGCTTCACAATCAGAGCAGGATGACTGTGCATCCTGTTCACGACTACATAACTACTTGTTAACTGTTACGTCAAAATCGTTCAATCATCATTTAAATCATGATTGAAAAATTTTACCCATAACTGTAAAAAAACCGCAGTTTTTCAATCATGATTGAATACCAATTTCACACACGACACAACTTAACCGTCGACTATTCACAAAATCGTAATACGAAATGACGGAAAATTCCCCTCTCATGACGGGAAAATGACAAACTCCGTTTTTTCACCCAAAACTCGCTAACCCCCTATTTTACTGCGTTTTCTTATTATTCATGACTTAAATGACATAAATGACAGGAATTATAGTTATTATATAAAAATAGTTACACCTGTCAATGATGATTGAATATAAAAAACGTGGAGCAAGTATAGCAAAATTTCCGTCATACCCGTCATTTTATCGTTTGACCCCTCGCAAACCCCCGTTTTTGCTGCGTTTTCGCAATGACGGACTTTTTTCAGAGTTTGTCACGGAGTTTGTCATTCTCAAAAAACTTGTCATTTTAAACCCAGAGCCTTTGAGCCGACTTTTTCAAGGAGGCTACTTCTATGGCTACTAAAAAAACTACCGATTCTAACAGTACTGCTACTAAAAAAACTTCTACCCCTGCCAGTACAACTGTTAAAAAAACTTCTACCAAAAAAACACCTGCGACAAAGAAAGTCGCTCACGGTTCGCCAACTTTCGGTAACAATGGCTTTGACCTCGCTCCGGGAGATAACGCAAAGTTCCTTTCATTCGCTATGAATCTTTTCAATCTCCCAACTATCGACCGCAAAGACCCTCAACAGGTTTCCGACCGCATTAACCTTTATTTCACTCGCTGTTGCGAAGCTGATATTAAACCCTCGGTAGCAGGGTTGGCTAACTCTTTGGGAATTCCCAGACAGGCGATTTGGGACGTTAGAAGTGGTAATGATTTGAGGGGGTTCAGCCCTGAAAGCGCGGACTTGGTTAAAAAAGCACACGGAATTTTGGGCGAATTGTGGGAAGATTATATGCAAAATGGCAAGGTAAATCCAGTCGCAGGAATCTTCCTTGGCAAGAACCATTTCGGCTACAAGGACCAGCAGGAGGTAGTCGTTACCCCGAACAATCCGCTCGGAGATGAAGCTTCGACCGAGGAAATCGCAAAGAGGATTGCGGAAGACACAAGCGACTATATCGAAGCCGAGTTTGACGATTAACAAGCGACTATTCCGCAAACAGTAAGCGACTATCGAAAAAACGTTAGCGACTATTGCTGAAAATCGCAAGCGACTATTCCGCGCTCTCGATAGCTCGCGCACGCACCGCGCGTTGAAAAATCAGAGCCGTTTCCGAGAAAACGCGCCGAAAACCGCTGAAAACCGCCCCGAAATTCGCTCGCCGGGGCGGTTTTTTCGTCGGCGCGGCAGAATTTCACCGTTTCGGGCATAGGTGAAGCAGTTTGCAGGACACACTACAAGGCGGCTAGCAGGCGCGCTAATGCCGTTGTGGGGCATTGGTAGGGTAAGTTTAGGGGTAGGCAGTCGCAAGGGCTGAAAATGGCGCGTAGCGCGTGTTTGGCGCGCAGGCGGCAACACGGCGAACGAACAGCGCGAGCGCGTGAATTAGAACGGCAGACCACGGAGAGAATCAGACCGCCCACGGACACGGAGCAGGGCGCGGCAGGGCGTGAATCAGACCGACACACCCGGAGCGCGGAAGCCTGATTCATGCCGTGGAAATGTCCGCCCCGATACCGCGCGCAGGCATAAAAAAACCGCCCACGGTAAACCGCAGGCGGTAAAAGTTTATTTGTGCCGTAGCGCGCATTTTATAATCGCAGGGGCTAGCAGAATGCACATTATCCAGTCGAAAGCGGACATCTTTACACCCCCTCAAAAAAATCTGTATACATTTTTTGAGCTTTTTTTACAAGTTCGCTTTCGTTCGTGAGTTCTGTATCAAGCTTCAATCCATACTCTTCATCTTCGTAAGTCAGAATTTTTTTGTTTGCGGCGTTTCTTTCGCCGTAATCTCTGCCAATGAAAATGAAGAATGAAGCGAGTATATAGCCTCCTTCAAATGGCGTCCGCACCGTTCCCTCGCTATTTCTGTAGCTCCAATAATAAGTAATGCCGTTTACATTGCTAATAAAGTCAAGTCCGTTGTTCATACCCTCGAGATTTTCGAGCAATGCGGATTCCGTTACCTCGAACGGGTTTGCCTGGTTAAGCTTATTAAATTCCTTTTCTGTGATTTTTTTCATGGTGAATACCTCCAAAAATTTTGTTGCGTACATTATACCACGTCAGCGGCAGAATGTCAATAGATTTTAGTAATTCTGTGTGGTTTGCCATCATCAGTGCGCAGGTTACCGCCCTACGCAGACGGCGGATTTATACCGCCGTTTCGGCTGTTTTTTATCAACCTACATACAGCACGCCGTATGACGTTTCATAATAGCTATCAAATCCCAAATTGCGAGCTATAGCTTTGTAGTCGATGTAATTAATAATGCTGTCGGGGATATCACCGAAACAGCCTTCGTCTACCAGCTCCGCCGCGAGGTCTTCGAGCGTTTCGCAGTCGCTGTATAAAATGCAGTTGTCAACGTGTTCTAATGCCTCTTCCAGGTCACCGCCGACCGCTTCGAGGTACGCCGCTATAATGTCGCTGTCCTCGATTGCCGCCGCAAGTTCATTCAGTTTGTAGATGTTGTCGTATTCGTCTATGCGCATTCCTTCGGGCGCTTCGTAGTCGGTGATAAAAATTTCCTCGGGGTTGCCGATGCGGTTCAACGTCTCTTTGATTTCGTCGTCCGTTGCAGGGAGCGTGAGCCATGAGCCTATGAACGTACCGCCTACATAGGCGGTTAAATTGGTTACGAAGATTGAAATAGCGATTGTGTTGTTAGTTGTGTTTTTCATTGTGATTCCTCCTAATTATCTGTTGCCCTGCCCCGTCGGAAGCTCGCGAGCGTTCCGTCTGCGCTTCGTTCGGTTTTGGGTTCGTGTTTTGCTTACACGCTTATTATATCATGTTTGTTTAGGATTGTCAATAGAATTTTCAAATAAATTTGTCTGTTTGAATAAATTTGTAGGATTAAACAAATTAAAATACCCACTTTTATTTAATTTGCATAAAGTATGCCACAAATAAACAATGCTATACTATATAATAGCAAAAAACAGTTCGGGCGGTTCGCTGATTCTGTCGGGGAATGGTTCGGGGCGGTGTCTTCGGGGCGGTATCACCCTCCCGGAGGGGTGTACGGTCCGCAGGGCGCACCCCCTACTCAACCCCTCGAATAAAAAATTTTCAAAAAAGGCAATATTTTTTTGGAATAGGTATTGACAAACACACAAACAAGTGATATAATATAATAAGCAAACACAAAAAAGGAGTGTTTATAATGAAAATAGGATATGTAAGAGTGTCAACAGCGGAGCAAAATACGGCAAGACAAGAAGTGTTAATGGAGCAGTTGGGAGTAGAGCGAGTATATATCGAAAAAGCGAGCGGAAAGAGCGCGAAGAAAGAGGACAGACCTGTTCTTGAGGAGATGATGAACTTCATACGCGAGGGTGATACGCTTGTAGTGGAGAGTATCAGCAGATTTGCGAGAAGCACGGTTGACCTGCTTAATCTTGTTGCGAGATTAGAAGAAAAGGGCGTTGAGTTTGTGTCGCAGAAAGAGAACATAGACACGTCCACTCCGCAGGGAAAATTCATGTTGACAGTATTTGCGGCACTTGCGCAATTAGAGAGGGAGCAGACAAGGCAAAGGCAAGCAGAGGGAATAGCGATAGCGAAAGCGCAGGGGAAATATAAAGGCAGGAAGCCGATAGAGATAGACGAGAAAGTGTTTGACGAAACATATAAGCGAGTAGTCGACGGCGAGATTACGAACAATTACGCTATGAGCAAGCTAGGATTAAAGAGAAATACGTATTACAAGTTTGTAGCGGATTACAAGAAAAGAAATAATTGAATATTAAGAGAGCCAAAATTTACAGAGCCTACCGAAATTATTATATACCGAAATTAAAATCGGAATTAATATAAATCGGCAGGCTCTTTTTGTGTGTACTGCCGAGGAAACGGAGTGCAAGCATGGAAACGAACGAATTACTGAATAGGTGCGAACATCTGATAGCGAAAGCAGAGGGAAAGCCGGGATATCAGTTATTGTCTGATTATTTTGAGCTTATAAGGAAGATAGAGGACAGGGGGCGCGCCTTGGATAAGAATAAGACGGTGCAGAGATTGTCGGCGAAAATGGCGGCAAAGGGCGGTTCTAAGGCAGTAAAATTTTATGATTTGTGGAAAAGGAGCTTGCTGTTTGCGGCTAGGGACGATTTCGACAGTTATCTGCTGTATTTGGAGTGGAACAGAGATAGCAAGAAGAAATTTTATCAGCCGAGAAGAAAAGTATTGAAAACAGTAGTAAACGATTTACAGGATCTAGAAGATGATAAACTGGATTTTCTTGCAGTGTCTATGCCGCCGAGAGTGGGCAAACTGGTGTCGGACGATACGCCCGTATTAACGCGTGACGGTTGGAAAAATCATGGAGATTTAAAAGTCGGTGATATGGTAGTAAGCCCACTAGGAGCGTTTGTGAGGGTAACGCACGTGTTTGAAAAGAATTTTGCAAACGTGAGAGTGAAGTTCACGGACGGGACATATGCTGACGTACACGAAAATCATGAATGGGTAGTGTATAACCGACATCGCGGCAGATATGAAACGCTTGAAACAAAGCAGATGATGAGCGATTATGAGGTTGGCGAGAAGAATAAGCGAGGTCACAGATATTTTTATCAGTTGCCGATAAAGAACTTCATGTACGGAGAGAAAAAGGAATTAGCGGTTGAACCGTACAAACTGGGAAAGTGTTTAGGAGACGAAACCACGGATAAAAAAGCGATACCGCAGGAATATTTGTGTGCAAGCGTAGAGCAAAGGTTAAATTTGCTCGCGGGGCTATTAGATTCAGGCGGTTGTTTGTTACATAAAGAGCGACGTTATCGTTTCTTTGTAAGAAAACCGCAGTTAAAAGAGGATTTTATAAGTCTGGTGTCTACATTCGGTTGGCGGTGTGATGTTACAGAATATAAACCGCCGTGTGAATCGTTAGAACACAATAACGTGCCGTATTGGACGATAACTTTTACTCCCACGTGCTTTATACCTTGCAAATTTGAGATAAATCAGCTTCGCAAATTTTCAAATCCGAGAAAAGTTTCCGTGTGCGGATTTGAAAAGATAGAACCGAAACGAGGTAACTGTATATCCGTAGAGGGCGGAGTTTACTGTATCGGACGGCGGCTTACTGTAACACATAACAGCACCCTCGGAATCTTCTATGTAACATGGCTTATGGGGCGTCACCCTGATTTAGCAAACGTAATGTCGGGGCATTCGGACAAGCTTACGAAAGGATTTTACAAAGAAGTGCTGTCAATACTGAAAAATCCCGATGATTATCTGTGGAATGATGTTTTTCCCGATTGCAAGATAGCGAAAGTATCTGCGGAGGACGAGAGCATTGATATAAACCGCGATAAGAGATTTCCGACACTGACGTGCCGTTCGATAAGCGGAACATTGACCGGTGCGGTTGAGGTTGGTAGACTGTTGTATGTCGACGATATTATTGAGGATTTGGAAGAAGCACTGAATTTAGACCGATTGGATAATAAATATAATGCGTATCTGAACCAGTTGAAAGACCGAAAGAAAGACAACGCAAAAGAACTGCATATAGGAACAAGGTGGGCGGTTACAGACGTAATAGGACGTATCAGAGAGCAGTATGAGGGTAATCCGAGATATAGGTTCAGAGTTATTCCTGCGGTAGACGAAAACGACGAAAGTAATTTTGATTATCCGTATGGATTGGGATTCAGTACAAAGTATTATCAGGATATGCGAGAATCAATAGACCCTGCGACATGGCACGCAAAGTATTTAGGCGAGCCGTATGTGAGAGAGGGATTGTTGTTTCCTAGAGATGAAATGAATTGGTATAACGGAGTTCTTCCGGGCGGCAATCCTGATATGATAGTGTCAATTTGCGACGTGGCATGGGGCGGCGGCGATGATTTGTTCATGCCGTTTGCGTACATTTACGGAAGCTCGGTGTATATTGACGATATAATCTGCAATAGCGGCGATAAGAAAGTAACACAGCCGATTGTCGTGGGGAAAATGAAGCAGCACAGACCGCACAAAACGAGATTTGAAGCAGACAACGGCGGCAGCGAGTATTCGGAGAAAATAAGCGAAGAGTTAAGAAAACAAGGAGTGTATCTGAATATAACGCATAGGCGCGCGCCGAATACGACAAGTAAAATGGCTAGGATTATACAGTATGCACCCGAGATAAAGCGGTTTTATTTCAGAGACACGGCACACAGCACGGTAGAGTATAGGCAGGCGGTAAAAAAACTGTGCAGTTTCGTTCAGAACGGAAAGAACAAGCACGATGACGTCCCGGACGGATTTGCGCAGTTGGCAGCGTTTATATATAACGGCGGCACAGAGGTTAAGATTTTTAATAGGTTTTTTTAACAAAAAATATTTGTAAATTTTGTTGAAATTGCCTATTGAAATTTTGAAAACGCGTGGTATATATATTAATTAGGGGGCTGATTTATGAGATCGGA